AAGGCCTCCTCTTTGATGTCAAGGGCAGCCTGGACGTTCTTGGATAGCGTGTTCAAATCCAGCTTCAAACGGTCCATGAGGTTCTTTTGAACGGACGCGGGGAGGTCAAGGTTCTGAAAATAACGCCCCACCGTAAAGGTGTCATATTTCATGGGGTCGTAGACGGCTCCACCGCGTTTGCGTCTTGTATTGCGTTTGCGTCTTGTATGTGTGCGTCTTGTAGAGCGCCTCTTGATAGAATGCGCCCTTTTGATACGGCGGGTCATCTAGTATGTCAGGAGATTTCATGGGGATGTCATGGGGACGTCGTAGCACTCATAAAAAATAGTGTCCCACAATACCCATCACACAACTCTCTCCAAAAGCATCGCGAGTTTGGCCTGAATATCTTTAAGAAGCAATGCCATTTCTGCCATGGTCGGCTCTTTTGGTTCCTTTGGTTCCTTTGGGTCCTTTGGCTCCTTAGCACCCGTTTTCTTCACCCCCTTCTGCTCTTGCTTCTGTATGGCCTCCTCTATTTTTTCCCTTGTAAGCCCTGTGAAGTGCTGAATCTCCTCCATAGGCATATTACGATTGACATGATACTCCACTGCCAATTTCTTGATATAGCATTGGATCCCACTGACGGTGCGCTGATGCTCCTCTGCAATCTCTTCAACCGATTTCTTCTGTTGAATAGAACACAGTAGTCTCTTGATTTCTCCCTCTTTCCATGGCTGTCCCAATCGTTTGGGATACTGGGAGGGATCCAGTCCATATGGTCCTTGTTTTTCTTCTGCCATCGTGCTTTTCTTACTGTAAGGAGAATGCTAGTATCAATTTTTTAATTGCCTTATAAAAATAATACCACAAGGGTATATTAGGACTTATTTTCATCTGTTTGCTCCTGCGTTTGCGTGTGTGTCTGCGTCTCTTTGTCTTTCATCTCTTTTTTTCCACAGGACGAGTCCGAGGACGTAGAGGCAAGTGACGACAACGAAGAAGCAGAAGAAGAAGAGGGGAGGGCGAATGGCATGAAGTCCTCTATGAGAACTCCGTTGGCTGTCACTAACCAGTTCCATGGTTGTGTTTCGGTCATGTTGTGCCTTTATGATACACACATTAAGTATTCAATTTTATAGAGTCTAATCAATTGAACGACCTCCCAGGAAGCGCAATGGGAACACCCGATCCCGTCGCACGCGAAGAGACTCTCGGTTCCTCCTCTTTCCAGATGGCCAACCGATGCCGATCATATCGCTCTACATTCATAATTTCTGTTATTTCAAGGCTACATGACCAGTTGAGATGATGTAGATCAATCGGAACTCCATATGCATCCATGAGTCTGATACGCACCTGTTTCAGATCGATCGCGCGAGGAAAGACAATATCGTTCGATAACACCGTGTATCCATCGTTGCTGATGATGTTTCCCATCATACCAGAGCCATGATGCGGTTTCAATAAAATCTTCGCCATGCACTGAAGATAGCCATCATGCATCTTGTGCTCCACCGTATAAAAATCATCCACCGCCAACAGAAAATAATTGTCCCCATTGGTATTGATCAATGACTCTCCCGTGATCTCTGGTGTCGTAATCTCATAGTATTGTTTCGTGAAGCCAAGTGCAAAGCCCATACCCGTGTCGTAGGTGCGCTGTTCTAGTCCAACCATGCCAAAGGTAATACCATATGCAGCTGGTTTAAAAGCGGGCCCAGGGGGAGACGGGGGCGGAGCAGAGCCGTCATGGGAGATGGTTACACGTCGGTTAATCGGGTTCAATGAAATACGAAAAAATACACCCAGTGTATCACGAATGCGATTGAATTCCTCTTGAATATGTTGAATCAAACACGCGGGAGTATAATCACCATCAGGAATCGTAACCGTTTCTGTTTGAAGGTCCCCAAGAAAGTCCCTGAAGTCAAGCCTGAACATCGTATTGCGCTTAACCTTAGAAAATGCATAGAACCCCATAGGAATCTCTACAGAGGCTATCCGTGCCGTTATTACGTTGCGGTAACTGTGAGCGAACGAATACAGGAAGTCAGTGGGTGGTTCTAGTGCACTTTTCCGAAACCTTGAATCAATATTAATAATATGATTACGGGTTTCATTGGCATTAAGCGGAAGGGAACTCATCTCCTCTCTCTTCTTTTTTTTAAGAAACACAAGACGCACAGACACAGACACGGCATATAAGCGAAGCAACAATACGAACGGGAAGACGCAAGACAGAACACAGACACGGCATAAGCGGCGCAACAACGCAAGACGCAGAAGACAGAACACAGACACGGACTACGCAACACACTGCGATTCAGACTGTGTTTCTTGAGACAAAGACTGCGACTCAGTCTGCATTGCTTGCATCATATTCCACGCCAAAACACGGCATCGTTGTTTACGAAACTGGCTCACATCGGCATTCAAGGACACCTCGCGCATCTCCTCGAGCGTCATCCACTTCGCATGAACAATCTCTTTGTGGTCACGGGGCAACAGCGGGTCAAACCCAGCGCACTCGTAGAGATAGTAGGTTCCATAGTGGAGGAAGAGGGTTCCAATCGATCTCGCATGGTCCACCTCGTCTAGCCCCGTCTCTTCTGCGATCTCTCGTAGGGCACATTCAGGACCGGTCTCACCGAGTTGAAGATGCCCTTTGGGGAAAGACCATTTGCCTGTGTGGCGACCCTGGACGAGGGCGTAGTAGTCAACCCCTTCATAGATGGTATGGAGGATGCCGCCGTAGATGGGGACTTTTGTTGTCGTAGCGCCAGCAACGTTAGTGGTTGTGCCTGTCGCATGTGTAAGTTCGGGTTCGTCGGAGAGAACCATATGAAAGGTGCGACGACTGCGCGTGCCGAGAGAGCGGAACGAGGGGACGTCTGGAAAAGAAAACGAAGGGAGAGGGGGGAAGGAGAAACGCTCAAAGGAGGTCTCTGATGTGCTCATGGTGCCGATAGATGCCTTTTCAGATCCCGTCGGATCCCCTCAATTTTTATAGAAGCCAATAAAAAGAGACTAGGCTCTTCTTTTTTCTTATTGCTTCAGGACGTATTACGCAAACGAAGTCGCAGACGCATTCGCAGTCGCAAACGTAAATGCATTTGCTGAAGCAGTCGCAGTTGCAGTCGCAGGCAAAGGGAAGGGAGACTCCTCTCCTTGGCGAAAGGCGACAATGTGGCGTGTCCAGCCTCTCTCGGTCTTCTCGGAACCATACTGAACGATGGTGTTGTCCTTCTGATTGATGGTCTCACGAACGAGGATTCTCTTTCCGACTTCTGCATCTGTCGCCTCTTCCGCCATCTCGAACCACCCGCTTTTGATGGAGCGAAAGAGGAACCCATCGGGAAGCGAGGGAGAAAGATGAAGGAGGGGATCTTTGTGCGCCCACCGCTCGTAGAACTCTTGCATCGTTGGCGGATCCATCACGGAAGACATGGTTACCCTTTTGTATCCGACATTCTCTTTTCAATTTTATTGGACCTTGATAGAATGGTTGCGAAGTATAAAACAAAGAAAGCAAAGCGAATGCCAACGCGAATGCCAAAGAAGACCCAGACAAAACAAAAGACACAACGCTGCAAAAAGGTTTATAAGATCCTAGACAATGGAGGAACTCCATTTGTGGTAGAGATCACTCCTACAACGGTATGTGTAGAGAGACATCAAACGCAAGGCAATACGCGAAGCAAGAAAAACAGAGAGATCTTTGAAACCCCCTACGAACATGTGTTTCTAGGAGAAAAGGGACGACTGAAAGATGCCATCTATCAAAAGGGAAGCTCCATCCTCGTCTGTATCAAAGAGAATCATTATGTCTACATTGGATCAGAGATTTACTCCTTTACGACAACAGAGCCTATTCTCTTCTATGAATCCCCTGTTGGCTCGTCAGAAACCCCTTATCCCTATGCGGTAGGAGATAAATACACATATTTCATGCTGGACAAAGAGAAGGTCCCCAATGAGCTCCTTGATCCGAAGAAGGATGCCTATGGGCAGTTCTATGGATACACCGTGAGCAAGAAGGAGGAGGCGGCGATCGAGAAGAGAAAGACGCCGTTTGCTTGTAAGACGATTTACAAACAATAAAAAGAACTGAATCTTTTTTTAAAAGCACGTATGGTATTCATGGTTACATGCACACCGTAAGCGAAGCACTAACAGATGCAGCAATTGCCTCCTTTGAAACAAACAGCGGAGCAGTCTCATACTTTTTAATGGCCGTTGCAAACCCATCGGTCGCATGTAGGCGCAACAGCTGATGTCCATACATCTTCTTTTGATTGTGGAAGACATGGGCCTCCATATGGACTGCCACCTGGCCTCTGGTGTTGTCTTGGCCTCTAGCACAAGCAGCATGGCCCGCTACCGCTTGGCAAAGCCCCACAATCGCCTCGCGGCCCACCTTACTCAGAGTGTAAGCGGTGCGCCGCAGATGGATCGATTTCAGCATGGGAAGGTGCGAAAGCGCCTTCTGGATCATGGAGAGAATCTCATTGACGCGCAGGTGTGTCGCCGACACGTCAATGCATTGAATATGGCCCGCCTCGTGCTCCAGCCAGGACGGCACATGCTCCATGTGCGCATCCGTCAGATTCTCCAGAACGAGACAGACGAACGGTTCGTGATTTCCGCGGGCGACATACTGGAACGTCAAGGGGATGTGCTCCACGGGCGCGGGGCGGACCAGCACGATCATCTCTCGCTGGCCAATACGGAGATCGTGGAGCACGAGATCGTCCTCTATCTCCACGGGGCGGTGCGGGAGCACGTAGGTCTGCTCATCCTCGTAGCAATAGAGGACGTCGTTCATGTGGCGCTTCATGTCGAGCAGGGTGGCGCCAGGTTGGACAGCGAGGAGATGCTGCTCGACGCCGCCGAGGTAGCGGTGAATGGAGATGCGGATCTCGTTCGGGAACAGCGGGGCGAACTTGAAGGGGAGAGTGCGAAACATGGATGCGAAGTGATACGTGGAGTGAGATGCCTTTTGTTTCTGTGCCCTAGGTTTTCAATTTTCGGGAGACGCAAGCGTCCCCCGCACCCCCTCTCCCTCGAAGATAATAGGCATCTTTTTCACTTTTTTCTGAGGGTTCGTCGGGCGCGCTTGGATTTTCTGGAATGATTGGATTTCTTGGTGCGCTTGGATCTCTTGGTGCGCTTGGATCTCTTGGAGTGCTTAGAGAGAGGGGTATGGGGACGTTTATGTCCCCATCGTCCGCCCACAGAATCGCGGGGTTTCTCTAAGAGATCGTCAATCTTCTCCACATCAGCATCAACAAGTCTCTGGAGAGCGTCTCGATCTCCAGAGAAATAGACGGTTTCATCATCTTCTTCAGTAAAGGCAATAATGGGAACCCTGCCATACATCCGAAATGTGAATGTGCCCCCTCCCAGCGCATCAGCATCAATGCGTTTCACACGAGCGTCTGAAAAAAAAGTGGCAAACGCATCACGTATCGCCTCTTCAATGGTGTAGTTCCCCTGTTGAACGGTGCGATGGGTGTCACTTACACTGTATATCTCGTAAAAGATCGGTGTTCTCATTCTATTATGGGGGCACATTGTCGCCTTTGGCGACGTGCCCCCATACCCCCCTCTCCAATGGAGAGGACATGATATTCACCGATCTTCATTAGTTAAGTGTCTCCACTGAAGGGTGTAGATTATCTTCCTCTCCATTGGAGAAGGGTGTAGATTCTCTTACACTCCTATGGAGAGGGGTGTGGGGACAGAATGTCTCCACAGCAATAAAAAGACCGTAATCTTTTTCTATAGAGCCACCTCATTGAAGAGG